CAAAAGAAAAGGGTGTTGCGTTTCCACAACACCCTCAAAGACGCCCCGGGAGCGAATCGGCTTGTCTTTGAACGACTCTCTATGAGTCGATAAACAACCGCTTTAGAGCGTGATGCCCAGTGCCTTGGCCTTGTAGCCTAGAGCCACGATTTCACGTGATGGTTGACCCATTACGTATTCAGTAACAGTTACACCGTTGCCAGCTGTACGGCTGTTTGTGTAAACAGCGTAGCCTGCTTGACGGATGCGGCTGGCTTCTGCGGCCAAGTTACCGATGCCCATTTTACGAGCCTGGGCTGTGGTCAATGATTTGCCACTATGCAATGTTTTGAAGACCTTGAAAGTCTTTGTTTCTGGATTGAATCTCTTCATTTTTAAGTTTCCTTTGTTAGGCTGTTTTCTAACAGCGTCATACTAGTATATAGGAACAGCTGGGTAAGGTCAATACCCTGGTTCACCAATTTACTTCTTTACGGACACTTTCGTTTGGAAGAAGGCACTCATGATCAGAACAGCCAGCCAAGTCTGCCAAGTGTAAGGGATAACCAATATGGGAAACAGGGTGTTCAAGGCCCAAATTACCAGCCAAGGTCCCAACAGAACCAGGGCCACAATCAGCAGAGCAAACCCTACCACCAACATGATTTTATTCACTTTCGTACTCCGCTATCTCTTGTAGACGTTTAACTTCGGCCAGCTCTCGTTCGATCTCTTTCAGCTTCTTCTTGTTGCCCACGCTGGTGTTCTTCTTGTAGACCACCCACACGTGATCTTCACAGTAGCTCTTGCCCGGGAATACCTCCCGACCACAGTAGGTGTAGGGCGGCTCTACCTGCTCCGGCCCTATGTATTGGCACCCTCCCATTACACACCTCGCTTCATAACAGTTACTTCTGCCATTGCTTCCCAGTTGTCGGCAAATGCCTTACGCAATTGTGCAACCTTGAGCACCGTACGCAGGCTCAGCTCACGCAATTTAGAACGGTTGTTGGTGACAAAGTCCACAACATCAATCTTGGCCACATCGCTGAGCTCGTACTCGTCCAGCATACCATCCTGTACGATCTGCTTGATGCGGAGTACCTTCTCACGGTCTGTATCCATCTGCAGATCAATGTAGTGGCAACGGCTCTCAAGAGCGGCAAGGTGATCCTGTAGCTTCTTAGATCTCACATTCTCAAACTTGATGTTGGTGATAAAGATAGCACCAGCCTTGAACTCAAAGCGGTCTGGGATACCCTCTGAGCGCAACAGGCGACTGTCTGTGTTCCACGAGATAGTACGCTTCTTGCTACTGTCCAAAGCAGCCTTGAGAATGTTCAAGCTCAAGTCGTCCAATAACACTGAGTCGCAGTCATCAAACACAATGATGTTCTTAGCGTCTGAGAATTCGTAGAGCTTGGCATAGAGGCCAATGGCACTCATAGCACCCTTCACGATCTCGTAGCGTGGCTTGCGCTCGCCTAAGGTATTGAACAAGTCGTCTTTAGTGAGCACTTCTTCTACACCAAAGCTCTTGCCTACGCCTGGAGGGCCTGTCACGATCATAGCACGTACATCGCCAGCCTTCACAGCCTTGGTCATGTCCGTAAGTACTTGGAAGCGAGCACGAGTCTTCTCGATGAGCTCTTCGTCCGTAATATGTGCTACAGCACTATCAGCTACCTTGAGTTGTACCAGACTGTTCTCGCCTACGGGGGCTTCGTCAATGTGCGACACCACGCGGTAGGCACCAATGCCCTCGACCTTGACGCGAATCTTCTTGTAGGGGTTACGTCCGTTCTCAATCTCTTCACCAGCAAGGCAGGTAATTGCCTCGCCGTCAAAGTCTTTCACCATCTGCAGGCGGATGCCTGGATAGATCATGTTCTTGCGGGCACCGTAGGAACCCTCAACAATCTCAACTAGTGTAGCCATTTTCTTCGCTCCTGTGTGTTAATATGTGTCTATTGTAGCGCACTCTAGGGGTCTTGTCAACCCCTAGTTGCATTGTGGCATTTAAGCCACACATTCTTCTTCGTCAATCAAGGCCTGCAACAGGGGCTTGAAATCGTTGCTGTGGTCTGCTACAAACCAAACAGCTTCACCACCTACTGAACGCAGGATGTAGTCGTATTCCTCATACTGATGGTTCAACAGATAGTCCTCAAAGCTAGCAAACTTCTTGGCACTCGTACCTGTCTCGCCTCTGTCGCGTCCGTAGAAGGTGGTCATGTTGCCGTAGAGTTCTTCGTATTCCTTTTGATCCATCTCTGTGCCAAAGTGACTAAAGTCGTGCTTGGTACCTACGGTGGGCTTGAGTGAGCTGATGTCACCCAAGTCAATCAAGTCACGCAAGATGAAAGGGTTTGAATAGTGTTCCTGTAGGATCTTGCCATTGTGCGCAANNTAACCGTCCCAGTGGCAGTAGACTTGTCCAATTGTACCGTCTGCGTATTCCAACGCAATAGTGCTTCGTGTAGCCATCTTTCGCTCCTTGTTTGTTAGTGTATGTGTCTATTATAGCAGCTTTCGCCGCTCCCGTCAACCTACTGTGGCAATAACCCTGCCCACTGTAGGGTCAAACTTCAAGAACACCTTGGTGCTGTCAGTGCCGCCCTTTACAGGGAAGGTACACTTGTAACAGAACTCGCCCCCGTTCGTGATGCCCAAGAACTTGCTGCCCGTGAATTGATAGTCCTCGTTGTCTAGGGCCTTGGTCAATGCTGCAGGTGTAAAGGTAGTCAACGTTGCGAGTTGTTCTGCTGTGATCATCGTGCGACTCCTGCAGCATCCAACTCCCAGCTCAAGTCCTGAAACTTCTTGTAGAGCCTGTAGACCTGCTGTTTGGCATTGTCTAGGCACTGAGCAATGAGATCCTCTGCTGTGCCGTCTGTGAGACACTCCTTAGGGTCTGCATACAAGCAGCCACCCAAGTACTCCGAGTCTAGCTCTAGGCCCTCTACTAGTACACGTACACGCAGCATGAACCAATCCAGCTTGCCCGACTCAATGTCTGCATACAGTTCTTTCATGTCGTAGCAGCTTTCGTCGAAACAGTCCTTAGGGTCCAAGTCTTCCCAGCTCTTGTCTACAATGATCTCGAAGCCTTCACGAGTGTATACTGCCAATTCGTCGTAGTGTCTCATTTAGATCTCCGTTTCGTATTCGTAGAACTTAACAGTAGGGTCGTACTTTTTCAGCTGACGAGCCGCTGTCATCAACTCTTTATAGCGACGGTTAACTTCTGCACGGGGCAGTTCGCCATCGCAGGTCAAGTTCTCTGGGCTTAGGCAGCTGTCAATCATGTCTGCTACAGCCTGGCGCTCTGCGGCCGTGTTAAGACTGTACTGGGTACCATTGAAGAAGCTGTTCCAATGGTTCTTTTGCTTGAGGAAGTTTTCTAGTGCTTTCAAGTTTCGCTCCTTGTTTGTTAGTGTATGTGTCTATTATAAGGCCAAAACAGCAGCCTGTCAAGCAGTTTCTGCGGGCGCAAACAGCTGGCGCATTTGGCTCATGATGTGATAGAAGCTACGTAGCTCTGACAGCTCAAACTCCTCACTGTTGGATTCCATGTAGGTCAAGGTCTCTAACAGCCCCAACCCACCCAGGCGTTGTTGTATGCCCTGTATAACTTTATAGTCTTGATCGAATAGTGACATGTCAGCTCCTTTGTGTGTAAGTGTGTATTGTACTGCCAAACTGCCAATCAGTCAACCTTCCAGCCAACAATCCCTGGCTTCTTGTGTGGTTATTGTTTCCCCACCAATGTAGTCCCCGTGGAACCCTGCCTTGTTTTCTAGTACTAGAGCCTGGCCCATATAGCTGGACTTGATCTCTATGATCTGTCCGCTTTGTTCGATGTCCGCTTTAAAGCCCACCCAGTCACCAATAGCAACTGTCTGTCCTTCTACTTTGGCTGTCTTCATATCAATCTCCTCTTGTGTCAGTGTTAAGTGTAGGCATAATAGCACGGCGAAGTTCTACTTCACGCTTATGCGCAGCCGCCTTGCCGCGAACCACTTCGTGTATCAATACTTCTATCTCACTCTTGTCTTGCAGTGTACGCAATGCATTACACAATGCCCAATCCTTGGCTTCCCGTTTGGCACGATAGAAGTGCTTGGCTGCCCGTGCCAACACGCTCTTATTAATAGTGGTCTCTGTTTTGGCAGTGACGCCTATGTAGTTGCCGCCTGCAACTCGCAGTTCATATATGATATGATTGCGGTCGGTACGCCGTTTACGGGGAGTGTTTTTTGTGTCCATACCGTTATTATACGGCCATTTGGCGAAAGCGTCAACCAAAATGATTTGACCCTACAAGCTCTAGGGTTTCTTGTTCGCGACATGAGCAGTCAAGAGTTCGCCACAGGTTATCCAAAGTGTAGCCAAAATGCCACAGATTGGCCGCCGCTGCGGCACTCTCCTTCGCCGCTGCGAGCTGCTGTTACTGTAAATTCGCTTTGGTATTCCGCTGCTGTACTTGGTGCCCGGAGCCGGAATCGAACCGGCACGCCCTAGAGCGAGAGATTTTAAGTCTCTTGTGTCTACCTATTTCACCATCCGGGCCTGTATACGCTGCGCTCAGCTGCTGCTAGAGTGGCCTGACCGGCTGGATTCGAACCAGCGACCCACAGCTTAGAAGGCTGTTGTTCTATCCCCTGAACTACGGTCAGATCGTTGTGCTGCACTGTTTGGTGGGCCCCCCGTGAGTCGAACACGGCACCAACGGATTATGAGTCCGCTGCTCTAACCAACATGAGCTAGAGGCCCTTGATCTGTTAGGTTTCCTTGTAGCCTCGCATGAGTTCCACAATGTCACTGGGATCCTGCTGCTCGCCTTTTAACACAAAACGGTGTAGATCCTCCATGCGTTCCTGGAATATGTCCGGCGCTGCTTGTGCTGCTCGCTGCATGTCCCATTCACTAGGATAGTGCCTAAGAGCCCC